ATAACAATACAGAAAATAATGATAATAACACAGGAGTAATAAAAATAGATAATGAGCATACATATATGATCTCAAAATATGGACCAGTTATTAAGTGCACAAAAAATGATAAAGTTTCTTTTAAAAAAGTGAAACAAGATATTGATATAAATAAATTAAAAAGAGGTGAATATAAATTAAGTGATATTATTATTGAATCGCAATTAACAGGTAGACCGTTAGGATTATATAAAGAGTATGAGGTAGTTTTAAAAAAAGGTAAATATGGATTATATATTGAATGGAAAGGGATTAAAGAATCTATTACTATAAAAAATAAATCCGATGATGATATTATATTAGAAGATATTGCTGATATTATTGATAAAATAATATTAAATAGTAATCATAATGATAATGCGAATGATAATGGTAATAGTAAATCTATTATAAGAAAAATCAATGAAGATTTATCTTTAAGAACTGGGAAATATGGAGATTATATATTTTATAAACGAAAAATGATGAAACAACCGAAATTCCTGAAATTAGCAGGATTTATTGGGAATTATAGGGATTGTGATATGTCTATTTTAAAAAAATGGATAAAAGAAACATATGGAGTATAATACATAAACAATAAAATTGAAATACATAAACAATAAAATTGAAATACATAAACAATTTTATTGTAATACATAAACAATTTTATTGTAATACATAAACAATTTTATTGTAATACATAAACAATTTTATTGTAATACATAAACAATAAAAATGAAATACATCGGTTATAGTATGCGCAAAAAACAATGGATTAAAATTCCTGATAATAAAATTCGTAATGATACATATGTTTTTTTGGGAGGAGGTGCAACATCCTATACTTATATAAATAGTTCAAATAATAAACTAGTAAAAATCATAATTGGTTCACAATATAAAACAGATGAAGAATTTATAACAGAATGTGAAAAAGAAATAGATTTTCAAATGAGAGCAGCAAATGAAGATTTAGCGCCAACTATTTATTTTCATGGGTTTATAAAAAATGAAAAATCTATTTTTAGTGATGACAAAACGGTTATAGTGCCGTATTATTATATTGTTATGGATTATTTATCAGAAAAAACAGGTTGGGAATATGTATTTCCTGATGATATGCCTGAATATTCTTATAATTACATATATAATTTAATCAAAAAAACAGGATTAATAAATGTTAAAGATCCTGATACACATTTTTATTTCAATCATAAATTAAAAAAATTATATATGATTGATTATGGAAATTGCGAAGAATGTCATTTTAAGAACGAAAATGACATGAAAAACTCTATTCATCGTATGATAACCCGACTTCATATAAATTATAAACCTATTCCTATCATTGATTAGATGTTGTGTAAAAGAAAGGAATATTAGTCATTCATTTATTATTATTTTTATCTTATTTTTATCTTATTTTTTTAATTTTAATATATTTAATTTCTCTCTATGGTTCATTTGCGCTTCTTATAATTTTGTCTTGAATTTCGTTTAGTATGTCTTTTTTTCTTTCTAGAAATCTTACTCTTTTTAGTCCTTTTAGTTTTATTTAAATTGGATTTTTTCATTATTTTATTTTTTCGACCTCCATTTATATCACTTTTAGATTGAATCAAATTTTCTTTTAAAAATAAAGGAATATCAAATGGTGTTTCATCATTCTGTGTTAAAGCACTACTAAATATTCTTTTAAAATCATCTAATGTCATTTTCTTTTCAGTTTCAGATAATGTATTTCCAACAATTTCCCTCCCTTCATCCCAATCGTAGTTTTTAAATGGTTCATACTCTTCGTTTCTATCAATATCCATTTTAGTATTATACAATGGTTCACTCATAGTTATATTTAAATCATTTGTTGGATTATTTATATTTTTAAGTCCTCCATCTAATACGCGATGATACCGAAGACGTTCATCATACTCATTACCGCCACCATAACTTTCAGGACCATAAGGACCATAATATAAAGGAAATAATGCATGTAATAAATTTGGAGGATTTCGTTCAATTTGTGAGATACTTGAAAATTCATAAAATGGTTGAAGTCTTGGTTGAATAATCTTCAATATAAATTCTTTACGTTTAGTATTAAATACTGTTATTGAGTCTCTTATACTTTCAATAATTAATGGATTTACATCGATAAGTTTGGCATCTTTTGATAACCCAAAGTACAACTGAAATAACCTTTCATTTAATAATAAATCAAATTTATAGTTAGGATATATTAATAAATCTTTTTTTGATTGATTCGGTAATTCAATTGTTCTACCAAAATCAATTAATTTAATTATCCCTAAATGCCGTGGTTCATATGTTGTAGTATAATGCTGTATATCAGGATTAACCATAATATTTCCAAAGTGTGAGTCGCCGTGAAAATATCCAAATAAATGTAATCGGTGTATTTCATATAATGCGAATTGCACGAATGTATTATATCTAGGATGCTTTAACAAATTACCTAATACATTATATCCTTCCATAAATTCCATAAAAATAAGTGATATATTTACTGGTTGATTATTAGCACTATTTTTGGCATTTAAAATGGTTTGAATAGTAACGAATTCAGTTAATTTAGGTTTTTGGTCTCGGGGAATAATGTTTTTCATTGAAAATATTTTTTTTATATCATATACTTCCGATACTGGATTCATTGTTTCAATAATAGCAGGACATGAAGCATCTAAAAAACTATGTGACGATATTATAGATTTTCTATAAATTTCCTTTTGAGTTTCTATTTCTCTCTTAATAGTAGTGAAACTGTTGATTTCTATTCCATTGTATCCAGGTCTATTATCAATTACCGCCCAATCTGTATTATACCCTTGACGCAATATAATTTCATTTGAAGGTATCACTTTTATTAAAATAGATGTAATATCCCTGGCAAAATTTAATGAATCAATACTTATAAATGGAGTATCAAATCCATCTTTTAATTTTGCAATTAATGTAATACAACTTATACTATTATTAGTAAGTATTCTAAACATGGAATTTTCTAAAAAATAAGTTAACGCGTCGGTTTTTGTTCTATCGTTCCACGAAGGTTTTAATTCAACCCCTCCTTTCATTTTTGATGTTTTTGGCATCCTTTTGTTTTATTATATATATATATATATAATAATTATAAACAGACAATTATAAACAATATTATTTATAATAAATAAGTTTGAGGAATACGCACATTATAACTACGACCAATTTCATTTTTCAATGAATTAAATTCTAATGTAAAATTAAATTTATTATTTTGAAAATCAACATATCTTCCATCATGAAAACGAAATGTAAATTTTAATTTGGATATTCTCTCTATAGGAGGTTCATAATGAGTTATGTTTTGTAATGAAATATTTCGTGAATTGAATAAAGTTTGATTATAGTCGGCATTAATCGGTATTTTAGCAAACGCAGAATTTACTTTTCCAGATATTCCGGTATGATTATACATATCTTTGCTTGTTTCAGTATACGGATATATTTCATCCATTGAATTATATTTTTCTACTTCCATATAAATACATTTTTCACCCATAATATCTTGTTTATAAGGTGTTTGTATATATTTTACAATATTTTTACTCGTAATCCATTCATTTACAAGTTTATTATTAGTACCAATTGGTACATTTTGAGATTTATAATTATCTTTATCAAACCCTAAATAATATCCTAAACCCCAATCACTATAACGTTCATCTATACTATGATTTGAACTAATATTACTATTATTACAACTAATATCTGTATTTACATAATTATGACTTCCATCTTTAAAAAGTAATTCAAAATCTATATCAACATCAGTTCCAAAAAAATATTTTTGAGAAATATTATCATAATATACATGTATATTAGTGCCAGTATTTATAGTATTTAAACGATATTCAAGTTCATTTGCCAAGAGAATCGGGGGATATGTTCCTTCTCCAATTTTTATATTTTTAATTCCGGTTCCATCATATTGAAAAGATAATTGTGTATTTTTATAATTATCACTAAATGTATAAAAGTTTGATGGCATTCCTACTTCTACTAAACGCAATGACTGAACATTTAAAATCGATTCAGGTAAAGTTATTTCAAACTGATTCGAATTAATCCATTTTGTTATATCACGATCTTCTGAATGTACAGTTACTAATTTTCGGTCTAAAACATAATTATTTTCTCTCCCAATTAATGGTTTATTATTTCCCAAACTATACATGTTATAAATAAATAATATTAAAAAAAAATATTATTATCTTATATCAAAAATAATAATATAATATATTTTGTATAATATAAAATTTATAAAAAAATAATAATATAATATTATAATAATATTATATTATATTATGAATCAAAATATTACTTATGACCTTCAAATTATGGCGGGATTTGTATTAGTTGGAATACTTATTAAATTATTTATTTCTAATAAACCAACAATAGATGGTATTAATGGTCCTGCAACTTCTGCTATTTGGGGATATGGTGTAGTTGCATTAGCACTATTAGGTACAATGTTCATTACATTTTCTTTAGCAACATCCCTTTATGATTCTAAATCTAATGATAAAGGAATTTTCAACTTTATTAAATTATTAGTTATGAGTTCTTTACCTACAATTTCTACACTATTCATAATTACCTGGATTATTGGATTAAATACTTCTTATTATAAGAAAATTAATGAGGGTAAAGTTGCGACGGAATATTATCAGTTTTCTACTATAACAACCGTGTTAATCATAATTCAAATTATAGTATTATTTCAGTCCATATTTCAAGGCAATGCACAAAATAAAATGGCATATACTACTTATGGTATAACATTAATTAATATGATTTTTATAGGAATCATGAATATAATTCTAACTTTTTTTTCTACTGATGGTTAACTTTATAAGTTTATAATTTTACAAATTTGTATGTAACTCCATATTCTATATTATTTTCCCATACACCAGAAATTTTTAATCCAAATGATTGCATAAGTTTTGTATCAATATTTACACGATTATTGTTTGTGTTATTATTATTAACACGATCATTTTTTTCATGAAAAATTTTTATATGTCCTGTTATTAACGATTCATATAACCGATATACGGGTTTTTTATTTAAATATAATAATTTACCAAGAATATTTTTTTCAATCTCATAAAGAGAAAGAATCGCATCAAAATTTATATTTACATTATAGATATACTTATTTTTATTATAAAAAATTTCACTATTTAATAATAAAAAATTAATTTCTATTACAATACAATTAAGCATTAAAACATTATTTGAATAAATAATTTTTATAAAATTACTATTATCAAAAATATTATTTTTTATGGGTTCTTGGAAATAAACATTATTTATATTAAAATCATTAGTAGGTATAATAATATTCATTCGTATATTAATAGTATTATTCTATTATATCTTAATATATTTAAACTATAATGAGTTATGAATAAAATTAATTTATCATATTTATTCTTCTATTGATTCTTCTAATGATTCTTCTAATGATTCTAATGATTTGAGATAAATAGAAAGTATAATAATATCATGTATATCAATATCATTAACACCTTTATCTACTAAAGATAACGCATATAATGCTTTCGATGTTAAAATTTTATTTTTATTTTTTAGTAATTCTAATGTTTCAATCCATATTTTTGAAATATTAGGATGACTTTTAATATTATTTTGAAATTTACTGATTAAAGTGTCTATATTATCAGCGTCTATATTATCAGTGTCTATATTATTCATTTTATACAAATATAAAATATAGGTTATAATATATTGTTATGTAATAAAATAAAGAGATTTATTTAACTTATTATATAATTAATAATCATACTTATTCAATAAGTTAAATAAATAAATGAAATTCTATGAAACACATTTCGATAATTATATTAAAAATAATAATTCTTGTAGTCTACATCCAAAATTAAATAAATTATATAATTCATTTCCTAAAAATATTAATGATATGAAAAATATTATATTATATGGTCCGCCTGGTGTTGGTAAATATACACAAATGTTATCATTAATTAAACAGTATAGTCCTTCACACCTTAAATATGAAAAAAAAATAAGTGTCACACATAATAAAAATACTTATTTATATAAAATAAGTGATATTCATTATGAAATAGATATGTCTTTATTGGGGTGCCAATCAAAAATGTTATGGAATGAAATATATAATACCGTTGTGGATATTATTATGGTAAAACAACATAATTCCGGCATTATTGTTTGTAAATATTTTCATGAAATACATAGTGAATTATTAGATAATTTTTATAGTTATATGCAGACAATGCCATTGACTACAATAGATTTAAAATTTATTTTAATAACTGAACAATTAAGTTTTATACCAAACAATATATTAAAATCGTGTTTTGTTATAAATATTCAAAGACCTTCGCGATTAATATATAACAAATGTATTAATAACAATAATAATATTAGTAATAATAGTAATAATAATATTAAAATAAACGACTCATTAGATGAAATAGTTAATATAAAAAACATATATACAAAAAATACTTTTATAACTCAACCATATAAAACAATATGTGATAATATATTATTATTATTTATTAATAATTCAAGTAATGAAAATATTAATTTTATTTTATTAAGAGAAAATTTATATGATATTTTAATTTACAATATCAATATAAATGATTGTATTTGGTATATACTACAAAATATTAATAAAAAAATAAGCAATGATGATATTTCACTTATTTTAATAAAAATGTATAATTTTTTATATTATTATAATAATAATTATCGTCCAATATATCATTTAGAAAATTTTATAATTTTTCTTATAAAAACAGTTAATAATTTATAAATTATTAATTATAAATAGTTCCATAAAAGTATTTGAATTTCACAATAAAAATACACAATAAAAAAATACAAAATATTTTTATTGTGTATTTTCAGTTTAATTATGTATTAACTTTATTCTTTATTTATTTATTGTTTATTTAATCCTTCTTACGAATAACCTTCTTCACAACCTTTTTCACAACGGGTGAAGAATCAGGAATAATTTGTGCAGGTGCTGACACTGTTTCAGATGTGGGTTCTTCTTCTACATCACTATCCTCTGCCAATTCCAAAGTAGAACTTGAATCAACTTCATCTTCTTCTTGATCTTGTGTACTCTTATTTAGTTCCTTCATTTCATTAGTTGACAAACTAATTAGACACTTTCCCTTCAAGGAAGCACGCTGTTGAATAACGCCCTGAAACAACTTCCAGGTAACACCGAACTTACCTCCAGCAAACCAAATTCCGCCACACTGAATAATCGCTGCAATATTAGTAAACTTAGGGATCAAATTCAAAGGGGTGATTTCGGTATTATTCTTATCTGGGAACAACATTTCGCCACGAATATCATATAATTCGCAATTGAATCCATCATAATTCTCCAACTTAATATCCAATGTAGGAGTCTTTGTCATATCGCGTTCGCCGGTAAGTGGATCCTTGGGCCATTTCAATAATGGATTAAACAACGCATCTACTACTTGTAATGGCATCTTATCCTTAGGTTTATTAAACCATTCCATTGAGTGAGTTGTCGCGTCTTCCTTAATCTTGGTCTCCATTTCTAGCATACGTTGAAGAAACTTATCAGTTTCAGGTGTCGAATATTCAGGTCGTGGGAACGCCAACGACATCTTGTATGTAGTGCGACCAGTAATTTCGTCTGTAAATTTATTTGCTCCCCATGTCAGCATGAGTGGGCATTCCATCATAAGACGAATGCCAACTGACTTTCCGCCAGATTTATTCGTCTTTGCTTTCAAATAATTAATATCCTTGATAGGATTAAACACGCTGTGCTTGATAACTGGACTTTCAGATGAGTTAGACATGATTGATAATAACTGCTTATTGCTGTATTGTTATTATAATATAAGGGGTTATCTTTAAATCAATTTTATGAGAAATGTTTATTAATTAAATAACATTTTATTCATCACCTGTTATCGTGTTAAATTATTTAATTCATTAATTATTAGTTCTCTTATGAGTCTATTAACAAATGATATTAATCCGAGAGGATTTATTTTCATTTACTATAAATATTGTAATATTATAAAATTTACAATAATTGTTAATTTACAATCAATTATTAATTTATAAAATTGAGTTAAAATAAAAATATATATTAACAAGATATAACAAAAATGAGTTTTGAAAATGAAGTTAATGAAGTTAATGAACTTCATAATGATAATAAAAAAATAATACAAACAACAGGGTTAAAACGAAAAACAATCGATAAATATTATACATCTCAAAATATAGTTGATAAATGTATTCATTTTATTGCCCAAACACTTAATATCAAAATAGATGATTTATGTATTGAACCAAGTGCTGGAAATGGAGCATTTATTAATGGTATAAAATCTTTATTTACAAATTATAAATTTTATGATTTAGAACCTGAAAATAATGAAATAATTAAACAAGATTATTTCGATTTTGATTATAATGCGATTCTTAACCCCAATTTTAAGAAAAAACATATTATAGGAAATCCGCCATTTGGTCGCCAATCATCATTAGCAATTAAATTTATAAAAAAATCAGTTGAATATTGTGATTCTATTTCATTTATATTACCTAAAAGTTTTAAAAAAGAAAGTTTAAAAAAACATTTTCCTTTTAACTTTCATTTGGAATACGAATATGATCTGCCAAAAAATTCATTTATAGTTGATGGAAAAGAATATGATGTCCCTTGTGTATTTCAAATATGGATAAAAAAGGAAACACAAAGAACTATTCCTAAAAAATTGGTTCCAAAAAAATATTCTTTTGTAAAAAAAGAAGATGAACATGATATATCTTTTAGACGAGTTGGCGTTAACGCAGGTAAAGTGGATAAGAACACAGAAAACAAATCATTTCAATCACATTATTTTATCAAATTCGACAATATATTAACAGACAGTTTATTTAATAAATTATCTATTATTAATTTTAATTGTAAAAACAACACAGTAGGTCCAAAGTCTATATCAAAACAAGAATTAATTAAAGAATTTAATAAAATTTTTATTTAAGGTTTACTAATTTGGTTTCTTTTACTAATTCGGGTTCTTTTACCACTTTCAATAGACATTATTATCTCTTTATCTCTTATTATATTTGGATTTTCATCTGATGATTTATATGTTATAAATTTTTTAAGGGTTTTTTCAAAATTTGTTATAGAACATTGAACTCTGCTTTGACTACTATCAACCTTAGGATTTATTTGTATTATATTATTATATTTTTTTGATAATTTTTTTTTCTCATATAAATAATTATATATATTTTTTGCCTCACTCCCTTTAACAGATGAAGGTATAGATTTTACCCCCTCAACATATGTTTTTATTTCATCCTCGGTTAAATTGCCAAATAATATTTTATGGCATTCCATATTATAATCAATTTCATAAATATTTCGTATGGTTTTATGTGTTTCTGTTTGGATATATTGTATAATAATCATTGTATTTTTATTATTAAAATTATAGTTATAAAATCGTAATATATCACCACAACATATTATTTGAGAACCTGTTGTTTTTATAGAAATATTTTCATTTGTGTCAAATTTATTTTTTTCACATGGAATGTCATGAATATTTCTATCATTACTTTCTTGTGATAAATTAAATACTTTTTCCCTAATCTCATTTTCAAATGTAAATCCATGTTTTTGTGATTGTTTTGTTTCTTCATTATTATTTTCTTTACATATACATTTTTCATTTTTATATAACTTTACGCCACAACATTTTAATACTAATTTGTTTTTGGGATTTTGTAAAAGTTGATAACCGTTAATCATGATTACATTAATTTATTTAATTATATTATAAAT